CCGAATTGGTCAAATCCAATCGCCCAATCGTAAATACGATTGTCGTGAAGGACAAGCCACCCGTCACCCTCAAAGGTACCCAACACTTCATGTTCCCCAAGGTACTTGGGGCAGTATCCCAAGGGATTCACTTGTGGCTAGTCGGTTCGGCAGGGACAGGCAAATCCACCATCGGTGAGCAGGTCGCTGAGGCATTGGCGGTACCGTTCAGTGCGGTCAATTGCACTTCGGCGATGACCGAGGGCAAATTCACTGGCTACAACGATGCGATGGGCGTATTCCGTTCTACGGAATTCCGACGCATTTTTGAGGGTGGCGGTGTGTTCGTCATTGACGAAGTGGATAACGCCAGCCCAAATGCCCTTGGCATTCTGAACTCGGCACTATCCAACGGGTTTATGGCATTCGCCGACAAACTCGTCCCCAAGCATCCCGACTTCGTCGCTATCGCCACGGGCAACACCTACGGTAGCGGTGCCACGATGGAGTATGTGGGGCGTAATCCGATTGACGGTGCAACGATTGACCGATTCGTGCAATTGGAGATTCCAATTGATGAGAAGGTTGAGGATGCGATGTTGGCATCGGTTGGCTTGGATGCCATAATCGCCACGAAGTGGCTGACAGCGGTTCGTAAGGCTCGGGCAAATGTTGCCGAGTCGGGGCTGAAGGTCATCGTGTCCCCTAGGGCTACGCTGAATGGTGCGAAACTCCTACGGAGTGGTGCGTTCAGTATGTCCGAGGTGTTCACTGCCACTGTCACCAAGGGTGCCAAGCCTGACCAAGTATCCAAGATTGGTGCAGGGATTACCCTTTAAGGTAATCTGAATCGTAATACCGTTGGGGCAATCCTGCCCCAACGGACAACTACCAACACTGGAGGTGTTGATTATGCAAGTCACGAAAAAAGCCAATTCACGCTACGCAAAATCCTTATGGATTGAGCAATTTGATTCACTGCACGAAGCATTGGATTATGCAGGCAAAAATCCCGACCCGAAATCATCCAACCGCTCAGGCGATGGGGATTGGGCAGGCAACACCAGAACGCTATCCGAGGCGGTGACATTGGGGCACAAAGGGTACGAGGAGATTCGTCCCGAAGTGGAGCGTATGTTCACAGAATTGGAGTCGCAATTGGCGGAGCGGTTGGAGTCCGCATTCCAGTCACGCTACGACTATCAGGGTGTGCAGGTGGATGTTGGGCGTTTCTTGAGCGGTGAACCTGAGTGTATGATTGACTTCGTACCTGAACCATCCCAAAGGATGGGGCGTGTTGTCCGAATCGTTGTCAATGGCTCGTGTTCGGCGTATGTTGACCCGAAACGCATAATCAGAAGGGGTGTGGTTGTGTGTGCCCTGATTGATGCTGTCCACAAATTGGGGATGGGTGTTGAGGCGTATGTTGAGTATCCCATAAACGACTCGGGGATAAATGCCCGAGATGGCAAGGTGTATTCGTCGGTGGTGAAATTGCACGACTCGCAACAGATGTTGGACATAAACAACCTGATGTTTGCGTTGTGTCATCCGAGTATGTTTCGCCGAGTGCAATTCTCAATGTTGGAGCGTTCCGATTGGGAGCGTGCCGAGTATTGTGTCAAGAACTCCTACGGGTATCCTGCATCGTTGGAGTCGGCGGAGCGACTCGGTGCCGATGTTGCCTGCGAAATGTTGCAATCGGGCAAGGATGAGTACGAGGGACACCAGCCAGTGGATTGGGTGATGTCAACGCTCAGTGGGTTGGGTGTGCTGTGAGAGCGACAGCGTAGGACGAAACACGGAGTGTGGTTGTGTGCGCTCCGTGTCCACAAGTAGATGCTTGTGCTGACGAGTCCAGTTCGGCTTATAAACACTGGAGGTGTTTATGCGAGTGAGTCAAGCAATTAATTATTTACAAGAGATGCCACCTGATGAGGAAATCGTAATCGCTTGGTGGGGGCGTGAACATTTTGGTGACAGTATTCTCACCAAAGGTGACGATGAATTAGATTCGTGTCCGTTGGATGCGTGGAACGCAGTCGTCGGTGATTATGGCATTCAGGAGTGGGAGTTGTCCGCCATCCACGATGACATCGTCTATGCGCTTCAGAGTTGGTTGGATACGGAAGGGGGTGAATAATTATGAAGTATTTTGTCACATCGTGTGTTATGTCCACGGTTTGTGCTTTGAGTGGGCTGGCGATTAGTGCGCTGGTTTTCGTGAACATAAACGGGTTGCCGTATGCTGGTGCGATGTTCGCATTGGCGGTGGTTGTGATTGGTTGGTTTCCGTTCATTGTGAGTTGCTATGAGGTGAAACGGGAATGGGACGCTTATCAACGGGCTGAGTTGCGGAAACTCTCTCGCCGTAGGCGATACCGATAGTCCACCATTTGCGCCGTGGCTGGTGCTATGATGGATTGCAGGACGAAACATCGGGGTACGGGTGATACCCCGATGTCCACCACTAAATAGTGGTGCTGATGAGTCCAGAAACGACTTGTAAACACTGGAGGTGTTTATGTTTGGAATGACAAGCGCAGTGGTAATCAAAGCGGATAATGCCGTGGCTCCCGAGCCACTGCTTATCGGTGGCGGAGACAAAGACACACTCACGGAGATTCAGGAGGTCGTCGGTGGCACGATTGACGCTGTTCGCCGTGGCTGTCTGGATACTTCAGGCAAAAACAAGAATTTCATTCTTGTTGGCTATGTCCACGACGAAGGCAGAATTATTGACCTGCCCCTGAATCCCGTTGCTACGGTTTTGTTTGAGCAGAACATTTATGGCGATGTGCTGTTGGTGTCGGGTACGAATCCTGAGACTGGCGAGTATGACGGTGAGAACTATGATGTCCCTGCGGATTTCACGGATTACATTACGACCAGTTTGCACGAGGAGGTGAGTATGTCGCTGATGTTTTCCAAGATGCTGGCTTCGGCTCTTTCCCGAGCGGTTGCGGACGAAGTGGTGTCTATGTCCGAGGCGAACAAGATTATAGCGTACTGCGAGAAGGGCAGGGATGAGGGCTTGGCGTACGACACCATCGGGTCAATGCCGAAGGAGTTGCAGGACATACTGAAGCGTGCGTTTATGCACTCTATGATGGGCAACGAAAACGAAGGAGATGATGAGTAATGCAGGATTCGCAGACGGGTGAGGGGCGTAAGCCCCCCACCCAGAAGTTCCGTTCAGGTACTAGGTTTGTGTGCCCCAAGTGTTCCACTTGGGTTCAGGTTCACATTCCGTTAGAATTCCGACCAGTGTGCAATCGGCACGGTGGCGGAGAAACACAAATGCAGGAGGCTGCAAAATGATACCGAAGCACAAAGACATAAATGTCCCGTTGGTTGGTGAGGACGGTAATGCGTTCTCAATCCTTGGGCGTGTGAAGCGCATAATGCGACGAGCAGGCTTGGAGGATTCCGAGTGGGAGGAGTTCCACAAGGAAGCCACATCTGGTGATTACGATAATCTGTTGCGAACCGTGATGCTTTGGTTTGCGGTGGATGAGGACAAGGTGCCGTGCGATGAGTGCGGTACACCGATACAAGCGGACATTCACGCCGAGGAACTCGGTATGTGTGTTGAGTGTTCCAACGAATACTGGAATCACGAGGAGAACTGATTATGCCTCGTATAGAGCGTATGCGTGGAATTCCAAAACCCAGAAAACCTAAACCGCAATCTGGAAAATGGAATCCGAAGGATGCTTTTCTCACACCCGAACAGAGAAGCGTCACGAAACAGCGAAGAAAATTAGAGCGTGAGAAATCAGCGCAACGAATGAAAGAAATTCTATTCCCAAACATGGAGGAAACAAAATGAATAACGAAATACTAGATTGCCTGACCGTTGGTTGCGACGGCGAGTGGGAAGCAACCGTGGTCAAAGCACCGTTTCTGGTATGCCTAGATTGTGCGGATGATTTGGATTGCGACATTATGGGGATTCGCAGAAAGGGCGGGTATTATGTTATCGGATAGCGATGACCTGAGCGATGTGTTCCCTATCGGTGTGACCATCGGTATTACCGATGGTGTGCAGGAGATGTGGATGGGTCGCCGTATCTGCGAGATTCAGGGCTACGGCGATAAGGGGTGGACTACGGAACAGATGTTGGATTATTTCACCGATTTGTGTCGTGTTTATGACGCTTGGTGTGATTCCAAGGCTCCGTGGATTATGCCCGACGATTTCCAACAGTTGGTTCTCCCTCCCGATGTGCGTCACACTGGCTACAACAGGTGTCACGAACTGCGTGACTTTATTGCAAAAGCGTACGAGCGGTACGATGTCAGGATGTCGGACTTGTTGCGTCATCTTGGCGTTGAGCCAACTATGTGGCTGCAATCGCTGCAAGGTAGCCAGTATCGTGACGCAACCTTGACCTATGAGCAGGTAGATGAGGTTGAGGATTGGAATTTGCAAATTGTTGCTCCTACTCAGGTCAAGGAAATGATGGCTTCATTGGGTGTGTCACGGAAAACTTTTGATACTCTTAGTGCGCCGTTTCGTAAACGACGCATAAAGGTACACGGCGAGAATGCGCTGAAGGTGGACAGGGCACCCGAGTTGCTACGCCAACTTGTGTTGGCTGGCGAACATAAAACGGATGTAATTCTCCAAATGGTTTATGATGCCACTGGGGTAATGTACGGCAAATCTCGTGCGTCCAAAATAAGAACAGACAGCAGAGACAACATCGTGCGTAAGAAGAAGAGAATCGTTTACTAATGGCATAGACACTATTGTCTCCGCCAATTGTGATAGTATGTAATTAACAACTAAACACCTAGGAGGTGCGTAATGGAATACGACAATCAAAACAAAAGAATTTTCGTTCGTCAATCTTGGTTAGGGGATGCTCTTATGTGCCCTGAACGGGCACGACTTGGGTTGATTCACCCTGAACGGCGAGGCGCATCCGATGCGACGATTATGGGCACAGCAGTTCATTCTGGTATTGAGAAGTTTCTCAATACCGAACAAATGGATTTTTCTGAAGTGGTCGCCACATCCGTCAAGGAGTGGAACAAGTTGTCCGAGGAACCGCACAAGAAATCTAGTGGCATAAATCCTGCTGATGCTCCTCGTCTGATTGAGGCGATGACACAAGGGTTTATGAAGTTCATCGCCCCCAGCGTTGAGCGTGGTGGCAAAACCGAAATGAAGTTCACCAGCCCCACAGGGTTATCGGTAGATGGGTACGATGTTTTTCTGAAAGGAACTATGGATTATGTTGCCCCCAGCGGTGTGATTTGGGATTGGAAAACAGCAAAGCGTGCCTACAACCAGAAAGACAAACAGGCTCAATCGGTGCAAGCATCTGTTTATGCGATGGCTGTTGGCGAAATGGGTTTGTGCCCCGACCCAAACAATGTGGATTTCCGTTTCGGAATTATGATGCGGTCAACCGTTGCCAAAGCACAGATTGTTTCAGTTATCCGCACAGCGGAACATCGGAACTGGTTGCGTGACCAAATTGAGTCCGTAGTAATTATGGCTCACAGACTTACCGTGGACACACCGTGGCTCAAAAATGACCAAGGCAACCTATGTTCGCCCAAATGGTGCGACCATTGGGCAAACTGCAAAGGTGCGTTCATCACAGCAAGCGACGACGAGTGAAGTCCACCGTTTCCGTTTTGTCTCCGCTATACTTACATCAGATGTCAAGGCTCCTCGTGCCCCACGGAATTCGTTGTGTGGCTTCGTGGGTGACCTCCCTCGGGGAGCCGATTTGTAATACCGCAATACCAAACAACAGCAATACCAACCAACACCTAGGAGGTGTGAAATGAATACCATCAGCAAAGACCAATCAATCATCACGCAGGTTGCAGCAAAAATTGCTGCAGACTTGACACCGAAAACGGAGGATGTCAGCAAGAACCTTGCCGACTTCTTGGTGGCGTTTGAGGTCACAACGGAAGCACTGCTCAAAGCGCACGGGATGAACGCCATCACCGACGAACAGCAGTTCGCCACCGCAGTGACCGAAGCGTTCCCAACCGCAACGATTACACCAATGGCTCAACCCGTGGCACAAACCTCGGGCGGTTTCAGCGTCCGTATTCGTGGTCAGCAACACGGACCCGTACCCGAGTGGCTCTCGTCAGCGTGTATGGCGAAGGGTGTGACCGAGGTGTGGGACAACCGTGACAAGTTGCAAGAGAACCCGAAGCGTCCGTGGTTTAAGTCCACGAACTCCGAGGATGCGTTCTGGGCACCTAGGAAGCGATAATTATGGCTCCCGACTATTCGGGACGCTGGGCGAGTTTGGGACGGGGCGAAAACCCCGTCCCTGATTCGTTTATGCCCACCCACCAATATTTCCAACCTTTGGTTGGAGCAGCCGACGAGTTCGTACACTGGGCACAATCACCTGACGAGCGTGTCTATCTGGGATTCCCTGAGATAGATGCACAAATGCGAGGCATCGCACCATCAGAAATGTGTCTCATAAACGGATACAGTCACTCAGGCAAAACGCTGTTCCTGTTGCAAATTCTGAACACGAACAAAGACAAGCCCGTAATCTACTTCTGTCCCGACGAACCACGCCAACTGACGCTCATCAAACTGGTCAGCATCACCCACGGTGTGGACGCAAATATGTTGGAACAAGAAGTGTCCGCAGGCAAATCAACCGCCATTGACCTACTCAAAAGCACGGCAACGAAGGACTATCCGAACCTTGCCGTGTTTGACCAAACATTGAGTTTGGCAAATATGGAACGGGCATTGGCAGAAGTCAAAGAACTATGGGGGCAGCCAGCCTTACTCGTTTATGACTATTTGGATTTGCTTACAGGTGGCGGTGAAACCGTCCCCGACAAAGCGAACACAATCAAAGCGTTCGGCAAACGCCACAACATTCCACTACTTGTGTTGCACCAATCGTCACGAACCTCAGGTGCGGACGGTAAACGCCAAACGATTTCCTCAGGAGCGTACGGCGGTGAACAACAGGCTACCCACATAATCGGTGTTCGCCGTAAACGGTTTGAGATTGAAGCACAGATTCGTGAGATTGAGGAAAAACTAGACAGGGCTACGAATACGGAACGGCTATTGGAGCGGTTAGATACGCTTAAATGGTCGCAACGAATACACCAAGACACGCTCACCGTGAACCTTGTCAAATGCAAACGCCCAGCAAGCGTTCTGCTAGACGATATGGATTACGAAATTGAGTTCGGTACTGGTCGCCTAATGCGATTGCAGGACGGTCACAGCCCGTCCCAATTCGGGCAAGAAACATCGGTTACAGTGGAGCCACAACCCAAGTTAGAAATGGTCAATCTGGAGGATTGGTAAATTATGAGTGAAACATATTCGTTACTGGAACTACGATTCGCTGCCCTGTTTAAGGGGCGGTCTGACGCATACGGCTCCGAGGAGGGCGGTTGTGTCAAAACATCGTGGGACACACAACTCATCAGAGGGCACCTCAACGGGGTCACACCTATCGGTGTGTACCCGATGTTCCAACAGAACGGCGAATGGATGTGTTTATGGGGATGCTCAGACATAGACATAGATGACCTGCAGGGTGCCCGTAGCATCCAAGAAGCGTTGCGTTCCGCTGGCGTTGTATCATATTTGGAACGGTCACGCTCCAAAGGATACCACATTTGGGTCTTTGCAGCCGAACCAGTGCCCGCCGCAAATATGCGACGGATGCTATTATGTGCCCATCAGGTTGCCGATTACCCTGCACGAGAAGTGAACCCGAAACAGGAAACATTGGAACCATCCCAGTTTGGCAACTATGTTCGCCTACCGTATTGGAACGCCACCAACGACAACGACACCGTACGACGACGAGTATGGGATGACACAGACATCCCGATGCCATTGGAGGAGTTCGTGGGTCGTGCCGTAGCCACACGCACCCCAGCCCACCTCATCGCCACACTGGCAGGCTACTGGCGACCACCAGCAGTTGCCGTTGTCCCACCACGACACATAGACCTCAGTGCCAACGAGTCACTAGCAGACGCACTCAGGGAGTTGTCTCCGCTCGGCAAAGTAATATGGCGAGATGGTCCGCTCCCCGAGCGTGACCGCTCCAGCACCCTCACCAAACTTGCGTACGAATGTGTCAAGTCAGGTATGTCCCCATCCGCCTCCAAGGTGCTTGTGGCGGACGCAGACCGCCGTTGGGGCAAATACCATTTGAGGACTAACGGCGACCTAGAGATTGATAAACTTATAATCAGAGTGTTCTCCAAATGATGCCATACATCCTCAGCGCAATCGGCGTATCAGCCTTATGGTTGATAGGTCGCAAACACTGGTACGGATGGCTCATCGCTTGGGGTAACGAATGCCTGTGGGTGGCGTTCGCAGTAACCACACGACAGTACGGATTCATAGTCGGCTCCGCCGTTTATGGTACTCTCAATATGGCTAACGCCATAGTTTGGAAGCGTGATGCGAAAAAAGAAAAACCAAGACCAATTTCTTGACGGGGTTACGGTATTCGTACCGCATAAACCCGTACCGAAAGGTCGCCCACGAATGACACGCCGAGGGCGTGTATTCACCCCCAAACGCACATTAGATGCAGAGACACTGGTAGCCGAAGCGTGGGGCGACAACAAAAAGTTTGTTGGCTCAGTAGGAGTAGTGATGCTACTCGGGTCGGACGGAACCCTAATCACAGTATTTCCACACGAATCAGAACCACAAAAATTACGAGGAGACATTGATAACTATGTTAAAACAATTATGGATGGTCTTAACGGTAAAGCGTGGGACGACGACAAACAAGTCACCTATCTTGTGGCTGAGAAGGGGTCGTGATGAGCAAAAAGTTCTCAGACTTTGACTTACCTGCACGAAAGTTTGATTTCCGTACAGACCTAGCATACGGACACAAGGGAGAGAAACTTGTATCCGATTTCTTGGATTCTATGGAATCAGGTTCCTTTGAGGTGAAAACTGACAGGTATCGCAACGGGCGTATGGTAATTGAGATGGAACAAAACCCGAGGCGTTCAGGCGAATGGAAACCTAGCGGTCTGCAAGTTACGAAAGCAAAATGGTGGGTATATGTGTTCACATTGGACGGTGCGTTCATTATGGTATCCACTGACCGTATACGCCGCTACATTGAGCAGCGGCAAATAAAGCCAGAGGATTATAAAATGTTTGCCCGCCAATCACAAAATCCGTCAAAAGGAATCCTGTTAGAACCGAATGAAGTGGCGGACTTGATGACAAGTCCCGATTATGACGATGAGGTATGAACCCACCTCTCCCGTAGGTAAGGACTTCTTTGAGCGGTTGATGCAACCGTTCTCGGACACACAACTGGACACAGATTGGGAACTGATTGACATTGTCTCCGCAGCGTATGATAGACTTGGTGACGGAGACAAGGAAGTGTTACACGAAGTGTTCTACGCACGCTCCACATACGAGGAAACTGCAGAGAACATTGGGATAAAAGCAAAGTCTCACGCTTGGCGTAAAACCGCTAAAGCGTTAGAAAATCTCCGCAACCAGTTGGTTGCGGACAACAACTTTAGGAGCAAATATGGTGCCAAATACTTGGAATGATGGATGCGCACAAGCACTATCAGAACTGAAACTAATGAAACAATTTAGCCCTATGGGGTCTAAAGACATGAACGAGGAACAAGCCTCGTTGGCGTTACAAATCATCTCCAACTCTTTGGGGGCTTTCGTTCGCTCACGCTCAGACAACACCACACTAGCAATCGCAGCCATGAGCAACGCTGCCCTGCTGGCGTTAGGTGTGCTGGAATCCAAAGGAACCCCACCAGACTATGAGGACCTTTACAATCTGTTGTGTCGCAAACAACACGACTATGGGCACGAAAACATAAACAACTTCGGACTCATCGGAGTAGCCGTACGGATATGTGACAAGATAGCCCGAGCCGAAAACCTGAGGCACCGAGAATCAAACGCCGTAAGGAACGAAACCGTAATAGATACCTACGAGGACATCATCGGCTACGCCGTAATTGCCTTAATGTTAGACGCAGACACCTTCAATCTGCACCTAGAAGCGAAAGAATACAACCGATGAAATACGGTGAAAACGGCAAAGAATACAACATCGGAGGAACACCCCTCAAGGTGGACGACGAGTTCATACTGGCTACACTTCTAGCAATAGTAGGTCTTATGCAACAGATAATCCCCAAATTTGACGATATGGCATCAGCGACAGCGAGCAAAATTTATGACGAAATCCAAAAAAACAAATCCACAACCTAAATGTTCAACAGCGGATTTGGACATATTTTCCGAAATGTTGGACGATATCATAGCCGAAGCAAAAAACGGGCTACCTTGGGCAAGGGTCGCCGACTTGGTTCAAGCAAAGTTAGGTATCGTAGCCTTAAAGAAACACAGAGAAAAAAACTTGTGAACAGCACAGGCGACGACCCGTTTGACCCAGACGACCTAGCAGAAATGTCTGCACGGTTCTCAGGAATCATCAAAGATTCCGACGAAGGTTATGTTATGGAATTCATAATCAGTAAAGCCGACGCAAAAGAAATGTCTGCCTGTTGGGCAGCAGCAAAACGAGGCGACAAACTATCCATCGCCCTATGTCTGGGTGAGTTCGGAAAAATAGTTGCCGAACTAGAACAAGCATTAAAACGAGAAAACTAATCCTCGTCGTACTCGTCTAACTGAGCGCAATACACATCCCTAGACTTGGGAATAGTTCTGTCCTTCAGACAGCCACAGGTTTTAACTGAATCGTTCATCAACACGGATACGATTCCTCCACGACTCTTTAGTTGTTTCAATATGCAACCATTTAGCCCACGATGCGCCCATTGCATCCTTTGCAGGTTGCGCACGCCAACCACGCTGCCCACCAACACGCACAGACATCCAAATGCGTGAACCGACATAATCGTGAATTGCTTGAATGCCCAACTCCTCCGAGTTCTCAATCAGCCAAGGGATAACTTCCTTCTCAATCTTCTGTCTATGCACAGCGGTATCACCGTAACGCCAATCCAGCGCAGCACCGAAGGTGTGCGATGACGGTGACGAACCCCCACGAATGGGTCGCTTGTTTAGAATTCCGACACTGGTGCCACCCCAACGCTTACACAAATAGTCTTTGATGGCAACCATATTCGGGGACTCTTTGCGGAACTTAACATAATCGCCAGCGGCGGCTTTCTGCCAATTATAAAACTTTGTTTTGTTTTCAGCCATTACGGTTTTTTCCTTTTTTGTTTTGCTATGAACAGTTTGTGTTCTGGAGAATCTTTACCGTACCTCAAAATTATATAGTTCTCATCAAGTTGTTTTTGCCGTGAAGTTGGATTCCTAGCATCATTAATCTGTTTGGTAAGAGCCTTATATTCGGGCGACTTCTCTCCGTATCGGTCCTTGATTCGCAATCTCTCCAAAAGCAACTGATTGATTCGGTCATTCTTTACTTTATCTGACGCAGCCTCGTTAGCCTTCTTAAGGTCGCTAACACGCTTGTTGGTAACATCTTTGTTCTCAACATACCCCACCCTGTTAAGTTCTTTGATGTATTCCGCAATATTAAACTGTCTGCCAATCGCTTCCGAACCCTGAATTTTGTCGGTAACAAAGTCTACTGGTATACCCAAAAATGTTGCTATTTTGGATGCTTGACGGTCCTCATACGAAGTTTTGCCACCCAACTTACCGCCAGCCAAACCCTGGAGTTGAGCAATAAAAGGCAAAATGTTTCCCGTCGCATACTGCAGAAAATCTGTGGTGCCAACCTCGTTGGCACCAGTTTCTGTGCGCTCCATCGGAGCCAAATTCAATGGATTGCCCAACATATTTATCAACTCAGCAATCGGCTTGTCTATCCCCTTCGCCTCTCGTGCATCATCCTTAAAAGGAATGTCCAAAGCCGTATTCCGTCTAGCAATTTTTTCCGCAATCAATTTCGGAACAGGATACATTTGACCAATTATGCGTTCGCTGGTCAAGTCACGAATCGTACGCTCCAACCGCTGATGTGGCAAGTCTGGACGCAAAATCATGTTTGGGCTTGCCCCGAAACGGCTAAACCCGAGAGGCTCATAATCCTTCATCCAAGAAGGCATTAGCACGCTGTCGTCAACAGGCAGCGACTCCTGCAGGCTCTCATACAACGAATACACCTGTGGGCGCATCCACTGGTTTGCCAACTGGTTAGGAATGTTGCGTGTCGTCCAAATCCAAAACGGAATAAACCTGAGGGCACTTTCGTCAAAATTTGACAAATCTGTATAATCAAAGTGGTAGCGAGTCACCTGCTGTGCGGCGGTGACATAATCATCGCCGTTGCGAATTGACTTCAGAGCCAACGGCAAACGCACCGCATCCTCAACACGACTGTTTACATTACGAAGCGATTTTGTCCAATAGTTATTCAAGACTCCGTTAGCAATTTTTTCACGACGAGTACCACCTACGACTGGTTCAACCAAGTCAGAGAAGTCGCCTCGGCGACCCGAGGCTTCAACAGCCAATATAGCCTTTTCATATTCATCACGCAGAGTCGGGTTGGTTACACCCATCTCATCCAACCAGCGTGCTGGACCAAACTTATTGTAGTAATTCGCAGCCCTATAACCGTCCAACATTGTCTGCGCATCAACACCAGCAATACCATTTGTAAACAATGCGCTATAAAGGTTGCGAACAACAAACCCTGGGGTTCCAATCGCATAGGTCTTAAAGACTTTGTTTATGTAATCCATTGATTTCATTATACGCCCACGATTCTGTTTGGCTAACAACTTCTCCAAGTTGGGCTTCCAAACATCCAACACCTCTTTGGGGACTTGAACACCTAAACCTTCAATTGGTTCCCAACCTTCAAGGACACGGTTTTTAACCGTGTCCAAAATGGCACCAAATTTGCCTGCGTCTAAATCTTCCAACTTTGTTTGAGCGGTAGTCAAAGCCTCATCTGCCAAAGACAAATTCCACTCATCATATTTAACCAAGTCGTGCAACCGCTGATAAGCAGTCTTAATTGACTCATTTTTAATTAGGCTGCTGGCTTCAACGCCACGCTGAACGCTGGCAAGCCAAGCCCTCGTCGCATCACCAGCAACACCCTCAGGAGGCATAGACGCAATCAAGTCAATACCTGCAGCGATATCGTCCCGTATCATCATTCCTGTGCCAGTATCCCAAGCGTGCAACGCCAACGCCTCATCAAACAAGACACGCAAACGGTCTGTGTTTGCAGCCAACTTGGCTTGCGAACCACTTAAAGTTAATCCGCCTTCTCGCAGGTTTGTCTGTTCGGCAGCCAGCGTACGCTCCATATTGTTACGCAACCGCTGTTCGGTTGCCGTTAACTTCTCAAAACGCCTTTCAATTTGAGCGGGAGTCAAAGTGACTGGCTTGCCGTCAATTATGATTTCACGGGGTGTGTTACGCACTTTTCCAGCACGCTCTTTTGCCAACGCAGCGGCGTTCTTTCGCTTCGTAGCAGTTGCCTTGTAGCCACCCTTGCTACGAGCCAACCGAATCAACTCTTGCCTAATTGCTGCACCAGTGTCATTTATTTCTGCTTCTCGGGCACGCAACTCGTTCAATTTTGCTCGTGCCGCATTAGCGGCACTTTCGGAATCCGTGCGCATAATCGCTTGAACCAGTGGGCTGGTGGAGTCTTGAACTGGACCTGTCACCGAGTCGGTGGCACGCAAAGACACCCGAGGAGCCAAGGCGACGACAATATCATCCAATTCGGCTGAGTCGTCAAACAGTTGTGCAGGCAACAAAATGCCTCGTGCCGAATTGGTTTCAACACCAATATCGGCAACCCAACCAATTGAACCATCAACCATACTGCGTGCCACCAAGTCGGCGTTATCAACGCCGACCTTCACAAGTATGCCAACCGTAGCGTCAACAATTTCCTCGTAAATTGCTTTAATCAACTGCGGGTCGCCATACGGCAAAATTTCTCTCGCAGTATTGCCTTCAAGCAACTTAATCAAATCAGCAACCTCAGGGAACGCTTGTTCCAACTCTGGGTCAATCGGCAACCCAACACGCACAGCATCCAAACCATCTCGCAGCGGAGCAGCGTCTATTCCAGCCAAATCCATTTGGTCAAGCAAACCGTCACCAAAATCAAACACACCAAAAGTCCTAGCAACACCACCAGTAGTACGAGTATCAATTAATTCGTCGTTGCCAAACACACGCACAGCCATAACATCATTCGGGTCAGGCAAACCATTTGCGCTAGTGCGCAACAACTTTACACCAATCTGCATCTCATCCGTTTCAGCCATTTCACGACCAGAAATAAACAAGAACCCGTTATCAGGCGCATAATCCTGCGCAGCCCTATATTCGGAAGCAACACGGAACCCGTTATCCAAATCCTTCAGGCGTGCAATCTCAGCACCCAACTCCGTTGCCTCCTCGCTAGACGGAGACAAATCAGACAATTGTGCACGCAAAGCATTAATCTGCGTATTAATAGCCCTACCCTCACGAGAAGAAGGAATACCCTTTACAGCCATAATTCGGTCAGCCAAAATATCAATGTCGTCAGGAATATTCGTCTTATTCGGATACATAGCCTGATAGGTCGTTTTAAGACCCAACAGAATTTCGTCCAGTTCCTCAGTTCCATTTTGCAAACTAAGTTTAAGGTTCTGCAAATTCTGCAACAACCCAGAGTTTATCGTATCAAACTCTCCCCGCCTGTCTACGCCAACAGTCTCGGCTTTGTCACGCAACTTAACAATGTTATCCTGCAACTCCTCAATACGACGAATAATCTTTTCTCGTGCAAGTTGATTAGTTCCTTTGGTGGTTGGTGTACCAAGTTTGCGAAGGTTACCATCAACGATGTTTTGAGCATCGTTGATTCCACGACGAACGACCTGCTTCAAGTCATTCATACCTCGTGCCAAACTGCCACGAACAGTATTGCGAACCTCAAGCCATTTGTCAATTTCCGTTTTTGTTGCCGCTCGGAGAACGGGGTCTGGAATAGTTTTGTCCAACAGTTTGGCTGCGCCAACATCCCCATAATCCATCAAGCGGCGAATATACCGTTCACGACCCTGCATTTTAGCCAACGAATATGAATATGATTCCGCAATCTGACCGATATCAGTCTCAAAAAACTTAATATCGGTGCCAGTTTGACGCTTAAAGATTTCGTTGAGTTCACGAATAGTTCCCTCTTTGACTTCCTCGCCCATGAATTCGCTGCCTTTGCGATACTTGCGGAAACGCAATGGCGCAGACAAGTCCGTGATGTCGGCAACATCAAGCCCACCATCAAAGAATTTACTGAATCGGCTTGTTTTGCCAGTGTTTTGTGCAATAAAATCGGCAGCCTCTTTGCTTAGTTTGTGGAAAATATAATTTTCCACAAATGAGAAATCTGCAACATCGGTGCCAAAGTCAACACCAAACTTCTTATAAACCGATTCGGTTTCTTTATAAATCTTGTTTTGCCAATCCAAATACTCCCGAACAAGGTCTTGTTGCGGTGTTGGCAACGAATCAAAAATAACTTTGCCAGCAAAATTGTCTGGATTTGCACGCTCTACCAAATCAGCCAAATCATCGCCAAGACCCTGCGCTCGTGCAGCATCAACCGTTTTTGCTATTTCGGCGGAATACTTACGAGCAAAAGATGGTGTCCAACCTTTGGCGTATTGACGGGCAGACCAATTCGCAACTTGCTGTAATGCCGTAGCGTCATCTACACGATACGCGCCCTTGGTCATGCGACCAGCATCAATCATAAACGAACGGCTGGCAGGCGAATTAGACAACTTCTCTGTGCTTCTAATCTTGGTCGCAAGGTCCATCATACTTTCCCAAGTAGCCGAAACAGCAAGACCAGCGGGCTTAGAAACACGCTCACTGCCCTTAACGATATTTCCCAATACTCGTACACCAGTCTCAATGCCTTCAGCCTTAAGAATGTCCTTAAATCCTGGGATTGGTGCATTCTGACCAAAACGAATAATATCCTGCGTTCTACCAGCCAATTGCGGATATTGTGCAACTTTTTCAGTAGTCATCAACCTTTGGGCAAGTGCTAACTTGCCAGCACGCCCAATATATTTTACATTTCCAATACCAGTTATATAAGTCGTTGGGTCTGCAACAATATCAACACCCAACTCCGAAGCAAAACCAACAATCGGATTAGTTTCTCTAACGGCTGCTGCCGTTGCCGTATTCTTATATTTCCAATCAGAATCAGCAACTTGAGAAACAAACTGCTTAAACGAAGGCTTATAATCATCCTTCATTGCCTTGCCCTGTTTGTCTAACGCAGCCTTAAGTTTTGGGTCAAGTTTGCTGTCATAAACACCAATCTTTTCTGCGCCTTTCTGAATCAGACCAGCGGGAGAAAACTGTCCAGCACCCAGAAAAGACAACGCATCCTGCAACTGAAATGGGTCCATACCCTGCGAAACACGAACATCTGCAACACCTTCTTTAATTGCAGACTGACCAACACGAGTAACCCCTCTAAATGCTTTCGCTGCTACATCGCTAACCTGATTATACTTAGGAGAAAACGGTGCAATGACAGCAGAAGCAACCGACTTGGCTACCCCAGTCAACTTAGCAAAACGATTAAACTCAGGCAACTCAGCCGTACTCTTGCCTGTCTTTGCCAACTTTTCAATTTCTGCTATTACTAACTGTTTTTCCTTTTCGGACATTCGTTCGGGCGGTTGCGCCCGAACACGCTGAATAGCCGAATCAACACTCTTATCCAATTCCAAAAACTCTTTAGCACGCCGCTGACTAGCGGTTTGTTCTGGACTGGGAGGTCGTGGCGGAATCGGCTGATTACCGCCACTCGTCTTACTAAAAGGACTAGGGACTACTGCCACGGGTTACAAACCTCGTTGACGAAGTGCCTGAATATCCTGTGCCTCCGCTAGGCGTTTAATTTGTTGGTCGGTCAATGTTGCACCCTTGGGCAATTTCTGATACGGAACAGTAACTTTGCCAAACAAATCAGAAACCCTACCCAAACCAGTTGGCTGAGAAACATTCGTAGTCGGAGTCTTATTGCCGCTACTTCTAAATGGCAAAGACTTGTTGACTTGCTGCATTGCCAGTCGGCGAGCATTTTCCAAAGCCGCATTATAATCAAACGCCGCAGGAGCCTCACCTTCTTCAATGGGTGCGAAGCCTTGGGCTTGCGCCAACGCTTCCGCAGACTTGCTTTCAGCACCAGACACAGACTCCAAACGCTGCTGGGCAATCCGTTGAGCCAACTGGTCATATTCCGAACCGATACCTTGGCGTATGCCAAACTGGCGACCAGCCAAATCTTGACGGGCAAGACCGCCCTCATAACGCACAGCGTTCTGTAACGCCTTAAGATAATTTTCCTCACCGAGATTTAATTGCCCCATGGCACCACGAGTCATAGCAGCCAACTGTGCAGCAATTTGGGCATCCTGTGCGGACTGCTGTTCAACACCAGCCGTTGACGCACCTTCGGCAGCCAACCCAGCCAACAACGGATTTTGCTGCTGCCCCAACTCAAGCACTGGAATATCACGATATGCTTTCGTTGCAATCAAATTAGCCAATGTATCAGTTTCGGCACCAGTAATTGCTTTTTCGCTACGACCCGCTGATTCCATTAATTGGCGCAAAGCCGCATCTCTTGTTCCAGTAGCAGCGGACGAATAATCATCAAACTGTTTACCATATTTTCCTGCCTGACCAGAATAAATTTTGGCAACTTCGTTCAGCGCATTAAACTGTGCTTCACGCTCAGCCCTTTCCTGCTGGCGGGCAATACTGGACTCGTAGGCTTGTTGCTCACGGTCAGCCTGAGCAGTAGCCATTTTAAGGACACGCTCTTGAAGGTCTAACTGAGCCTGAAACGCTTTCTGTTGGGCTGGAGTCAACGAGCCAATTGACGCTTTGCGTTTTTGGGGATTCTTAGCCATCACCTATACCGATTCTGTTCCTAATAGCCCTGAAACTCACGCAAAGCCGCAGCATCAGCCATAATCTGCTGCGCCTTGGATAACTGCAGTTCGTTCAGATACGAGTCCAAACTAGTCTGCTGCCCAGCCTCCATAGCCGCAATGCTATTTAATTCTGTTTGCATATTTTCGGTTTCACGACCCAACTCCCGTTGCAGTGTCTCCGCAAACCTAGCCAAACCCCGACGACGAACACCGCTCTTAACATTGGGTCCACCAAAACCACGAACACCATAAGATTCCTGCATCGGACGAAACTGCTCCGTATAATTACGGGTAATGTCCTGAATGTTGCGCTTACCACGCATTTGCCCCATAGTGGCAGCCTGTTGATTAGCCAACGACTCGCTAAGTCGTTGCCGTCTAGCCTTGGCACCAGCCAATCCAGCCATAATTAGTAACCTCCCTTTCCTGAAACAGAACGCAACGAATCCACCTGTCTACGCAACTCATTCAACTCGGCAACAAGTTGCGTCAACACTTGACGCAACACATCTTTGTCGGCGGAGACAAGAGCGTTAATTGCAGGAAGTTGAAAAGGTTGACGCATTACGCAAACACCTGAGAACCCAAAATAATTTGCGAAGATTCGCCAGCAGTAGCCAACAAAGAAGTAGTAACACCAGCATCCAGTTTAGAAAAAACGATAGACCCATCATCTAGGTTTGTTCCAGCAGAAATACCTTCAGCGAAAGTTTTAACCGCCGTAAAGTTTGCGTTCACCTCAGTAGCAACAGCAGTTGTGCCGTTGATGAATGTGTTTGGAATTGATAAAGTAGCCATTATCCTTTTACTCTCCTGCCTTGATATTTGTATCCGATACTGTTTATGCCCCAAAACTGGGATGAGGGACCAGTGAACTGAAGTTGTATACACCTAGCCAAACCCAAATTGCGTCCAGTTGCCACAACCGAACTCGCTGCACCAGAACCCCACAATTCGCCCCACAAACCAGAACCATAAATAAGTCCCGCAGCACTAGGGGTCAAAGTCAAATCAAAGTTCTTTCGTTCAGTGCCATCACCCTCCTCAAAATCGTGAAACACCTTAACATTAATAACCGTACTCGTAGACGGCTCTTTCGTTACAATGTCGGGACGACGAAACATTTTTTTCTGCATATACGAACCGCCATCAAACCACTTCGTGCGATAATAACTAGAAAACGATGCAGGTGTACCAGTAATGTTATCTGCATCCAAATTATATTTATCAACCTGCAAAACTCTAGGTTGTGTCGGATGAATCATCAAATAAATGTTGTTACTAGAAGTGTCCTCAAAGTCGCAGCCACCAACCAACCCGAAACCGTCAGCAGACTCAAACATGGTAAAAGCACCACCTTGACCAATAGATGGGTCAAACACAAAATTAACCTTCGGGTCAGTTACCGTAGTGTTTTTGCTATAGGGAGCAGACATCCAAAGACGATGCCCAACCCACGACAAAGTAACCGCATTAGGTGCAGACAAATTAAACTCATTCAAGTCAGTAGACGGACGAATATTGTCAAACAAATCAACCATCCGAGAACCATCAAAAGAAAACAACCCTTCAGGGTTGCTATAGAAGTATACGGAGGAATCCGAATTGACAATAGCCAAAGGATGCGGGGCACCCAAATGCCCCGACAACTGAACCAACCTAAAATCGGATGACGAATATCCCAACAAAATATATATAGAACTTGGCTTAAAAATAACTAGAGAACCGTTAACAACAGACAAACCAGTAATACCGTTGCCCCCACCAACAATATCAATATAATCATCCTCAGCCCAATCCTTTGGGGAGTCCTCGTGCGACCAATATAAACGATTCGGATAATCAACACTACTAATGTTTACCCCAGCCGCAAACATTTTGTTTGCGTGAACCATCAACAAATTAGCCTTAGGGAAATAGTTAGCGGCAGGAGAATTATAATTGTTATTATAATGCGAAGAAGTCAAAACATTAATTGCCGTCGCATAAGGCGCAGACGAAACCCAACTATACGACCCTGCACCCGCAGCACCAGTAGCAATATACAAATCGCTACCCCAGTTAGCAAACGAAGCACCATACCCATACGAAACAACTATGTCGTTGCCAGACGAATACTGCAATACAGAAAAATTGCCGCCAGTTGACTGATACACCCGAGAACCAGTAGACAACATAATACGGGGCGTAGCCCCCGTAAATTTATGCAACCGCTTCGGCGACCAAGTCCCCGAAACAGCAGTCTCATTAATACGCTCATAACCCCCACGACTGAATACGCCACCCCTAGGGTCAATTTCAACATTCTGCATCTTAGGCGATTCGTTATCAGCCAACTGAAACTGGTCAGCACGGAAGTTCAACCCACCCGTAAAATCCTGCTGCTGATAAACTTGTAATTGAGACATTAGTTACCGAGTTGCCGACCCAACCTGTTAACCCAACCATTGAGAGTAGGACGACCCTTGGTTTGACCGTGCGCCATAATCAACTGACCGTGGCTAGTAGGTTTCATAATGTTTTGACGGGCTAGAGAAACACCCTCATCAAACGCCTGCTTATAAACAGCAGCCATTTGTGCGTCCTCAAGTTTTTGATATATTCGGCTACACGCATAATACGCCAAAGGGAAATGCAAACTGGGTGCCGCATCCACGGCACCACCCGAAGTTTGCCAATCAATCGGCTCACGATAACCACGCACAGACAAAGTGCGCACATTGTTCGGCTTAGGAAACAAATGAATAGAACCCTGCCAAACCGCATAAAACAACGGTTCACCACTCACATCATAAGACCCGATATAAGTTTCCTCAGCCATATCAAAACCAATCATATCCAAACGGGCACCAACCCCAGTCCCATCAACCACAGAACTCACCTGAGAAATAGGGTCAGCAGTAAAAGCCGCAATAGAATAAGCCCGCTGTTCAGCAACCGTATTAAAAGTAAAACTGGTTTCCAACCAATTCCACCGTTTCTCCAAATCCAAAATCCTGTAGTAGCCGTCACGAATATACAGATTTAGCAAACTGTCCGACAAATCCTCGGCATCCAAATCAATAATGTCACGCACAGTAGACCGCAACACCGTTGCGGTCATCGTCTGATAAGCCACAACTATACCCCCTTAGGTTTAACTTTACGCCCCTTAGAAACCTGAGCAGGCTGGGACACAACAGCGTCACCCTCAAACGGGACACCTCCAGCCTGCACGGCTGCCCCTTCTACGGCGGGTTGTCTTTGCCCAGAAACAGGGTCACCATAATAGGCTTGAGCGTTCACAAAAGTTCTCTTGTTCATCACAATTAAGGGTTTTGTTCCCAAAACCCGCAAAACTAGGTTACTTCAGACGCTTAGCAGCCCTAGTGGCATTTTTAGCCAACTCACTCTTAGTGAAATCCAAAGCCTCTTTAATAGTCTTACGCAACGCACTAATGGCAGCATCAGAACCAGCCTTGGTAACACCCTTAGCCATACCAGCACGGTTTTGTTTTTTGTTATAGCGAACAATGTTGCGTCCACCCATCTCGGCACGAACCATAGGGTCATTTAACTTAGAAGCCATACCACGCATATTTTTTTCAACAGTTTTTGCTTCACTAGCACGCTTAGCGGACTTAGAGGCGTGCCCCAAACGACCAGCACCCCTAGACATAACCCTGTAGCCTTCAAGTTCGCCAGCCTTCTGAAGTTGCTGCGCCTTTTGCTTCATACCCATACGGTCCCAATCATCCTTAGAAATGTTCTTTGGGCGACGCATATTCTTGGGTGCTTTAGCCATAATTATCTCCTAGTTGCTGCCAGATACGCTGCGTACCTAGCCATATCGTCGTTAATAGTTCCGCTCATACTAGTCGTAGCCGTTCTCTTGGGCTGCGTCCTAGACCCCGTAGGAGCCTGTTTATCCTTAAATAGGCTCTTGGTATCCCTATAGGCTGTTTTGGCTCCCTTATAGGCTGTTTTGGCTGCCCTGAGGGCTTGTGGAGTCTTGGATAGGGCGGCAAATAAAGCAAGTGATGCGGCAATGTTTTTGTCGGGACCAGAGTCCCGCAACCTAGTAAGTTCATCAGCAGTCAACGGAGACACAAAATCCACTACGCCTCGGTTCAACTCATCTATAGCCCCAATAGAAGACCTAATGCCGCTACGCCCCTGCGCACCAACAGCGTTAGTCGGCATTTCGGATTGACCCGTCATAGAACTCAAATAGTTCATTAGGTCGTCCAAATTAATGCCTTGGGATTTACGACCCTTAGCCATAATTACCGAGGGTTTGGTCGTCGGCGGGCACCTTTAGCAGCAGTTGCTATGCTAATGTCTAAAGCCTTACGACCAACTTTTTCCATTTTCGGTTGTTTGCTTCTGCGAATAGCACGACCCATAGTTGTGTCCGCTGGAAATTTGGTATATGTTGCCATTCTTTGTGACGACAAAGTTTTTTTGGCAACAGCCTTCGCAGCCTTTTGGACAACAGGACGAACCACATCATCCAAAAAACCTTCGGGGCGGGCAAGCCCGCCGATTGCTGGTTTACGACCTTTAGCCATTATTTTCCGCTCCAATTCTTTCCTGATTGTTTCATAACATCCATATGCTTCTTAGCCATACGACTTGTCTTAGCCATTTCCCGTTTCTTGGTAGCAGTTCGTGCGAACTGCGAACCAACCTTCTTGGCTACTGGCGCAGACAACTTAGCAGTGGCTTTAGCAGCATCATCCCAAAATCCTTGTGGGCGTGCCAAACCAGTAATAGCAGGTTTCTTAGCCATTAATACTTCGCTCCTCGTTTGGGTGCAGCCTTGGGCTTTTGTTTCGGCATCTGCCTCAAACTAGGAGCCATTTTTGTTTCTGGTGTGGTGCGCCGCTTAGGTTGTGTTCGCTTTGGTCTTGGGCGCATACTATAAGGGACATCACGCAAATCTTGAGTGCCCTCATCGGACTTTGCGCCTTTGCGCTTCGGCATCTGCCTACGGCGGCGCAGTTCCGAAACTGTTATCTGTTGTTTCGCAGGAACTCTTGGTCCAACACGACGCTTCGGCTTACCCATAGCGTCAATGGCACCACGGATAATGTCACCAATATCCTGCTTTTTGCCCATAGCCATTAGCGTACTGGAGCCATACGGCTGCCACTGGTAACTTTAACTTTCTTTACAACAGGCTTCGGTTTTTGGGAAGCAGCGTACGCTGCACGACCCTCAGCACGCAAACGCATCTCACGCTTACCACGCTCACCAGCAGGTGACAACTTGCCGCCCTTGGCAGTCACATATTTTCGCACCGCTTTGCGTTGCGCAAACTTTTCACGACCAACCGCACGAGCAGCCTTTTCGGCTGCGCTACGAGGCTGACCAGCCCCAGCAGGAGTAATACCCTGTTTAGCCAAATAGGCTGCGACAGCAGCACGCTTTTTGGCACCACGCTTCGGCTTGGGACTGTCACCCATAAACCCATTATCCAAAACATCATAATAATTAGGCATAATACTTCCTTCTGTTTGTGTGGGTGGGGGTTCGCCCCACCCACACAACAATAATATTATTTAACTGCGCCGCCAGAGGACTTGCGGTACAGTTGAATTGCGGTTGCCGAAGTCACAACAGCAAGGAAAGTTGCTGAAGTTCCATCAAACACGGTCATCAGACCGCCATTCGTAATCGTCCAACCAGTGTTGGTTGTAACAACCGTCTCAAAGGACGACGCAAGGTTCACAATCGTGAACTCAAACGAAGTGCCCACAACTTCATCCGTCAAAGCGGCAAGCACATCTGCTGCCGTTGGAAGGGTGAAAGTGGTGTCCTGTGTTGGGGTTGCAACAAACAGTTTGCTGGTCAGCAGTTGCGCTGCCGTTGGTGTCGCTGCGTTGGTTACCGCTACTGCAGTAACCTTTTCATATGCGGCAACATACGACTCAACACGCTTGCGTGTGACGGCTCCGTCTGTATCATTTGCTACTAATGGCATTATAATCTCTTTTCTTTGTTGTTGAACTTGCGGTGAGGGGACTTTCGTCCCCCCACTGCAATATGGTTATTGTTCTAAAACCTAGGCGGTCTTAGCGGTCAGTTTGCCTTGCTTCTTTGCATTACGGCAAGTTAGGTTGCCGTAGCACATAATGAGCGCATAACGGGCATCCACATCCTCAGGGGATACGAACGCTGTTTGTGCAAACCACTTACCCGAGTGACCCACCAAAGTGAGGTACTTGCTGTTCAAGAAGAACATTACTCCTGCTGGGCAGTGAACATCGTAAGCCACTGGAGCAGCCTTGTAAAGCAGGTTCTGGAAACCAGCATCTGCAGTCTTGGTGTCAGTGTAACGAAGTTGCGGAACCAAAAGTGCTTCATACTTCTCAAACAGGGTTTGAGTCGTAAGAATCATATCTGGGTGGTCATTGCCAACCGATACCGTGTTGTATGCCGTTGACATTTGAGCAAGAGTCAACGCAGTTGCGGTGTTTTCCTCGTACGAACGCCAATACTCGTTTCCAGAAGTTGCACGGTTGATACCACCAACGGTGCCGCTTGCCTCTACGATGTTGCCCAAACCGTTCCAGTCTTTGCCACTGTTGCCAGTGCCATCGGCGAAGAACATTTGGTTGAAACCTTCACGCAACGATTCTTCAGCCTGCATAATTTTGGCTTCCAAAAGGTTAATGATTTCCTGTTCACCGTTGTTCTTGGCTTCTTCAATGCCCGAGATTGAGATGGATGCAGCGTACTGCTTCCAGTCGTACTCTGCGGCAGTGATGCCCGCCTGCGGTGACAGTGACAGCGAATCGTATCCAGCGTACGATGCAACCGTGCTGTTCTGACCATAAATCAATGGTTCAACAATCTTGGTTCCGCCGTTAAGCATACGGATGCGACCCTTGTCCTGCAGGAAGTATGTCAACGGACGAGCCGTGAACACATTGTCCGTGAGTTGGTCACGATAGTTTGCGAGCGTTGTTGACAACAACGCATCAAAATTTGGATTAGACATTTAGTTTTTCCTCCTAGGAAAAATATTGGTTTGGTTAATTTGCACCTAATGAACGCTTAGCAGCAGCCCAAGCATCTTGAATGTTTGTAATTGGTTGAGAACCCTCACTGGTAGCAGATGCACTAGGATTAGAACCACCAGAAACTACTGCTGCTTGCCGTTTTGCGGCGACAACAGCATTCTCGGTTTCCTGTTTCTTTTTCTGTGCTTCCGATTCCAGACGCTGGCGGTCAAACATTTTGTCAAACATCATCTGCTTGTAAGTTCCCTCTAAGTCTGTTGAGCCGAGCCGCAATGCGGTGTTGACCACTGCGGCTACATCAAAGTCGTTATATTTGTTTTGCAGAGAAGCAATTTCTCGTTCAATCTGCTGCTGAGACTGGTATTCCTCAAATGAAGCAACTCTCTGCTCCATATCTCGGAACTTTTGGTCAATTGGGTCCAACGGTTCATCCGAGGATTCGTTAACCATATCAACGGCTTGCTGACGACTGATACCATAATGCCTAGCAAGTAGGTCAATAGTAGCCTCAGGGTTACGCTCCAACGCTAATTGAATGGACGAGGCATATTCCATTTGCTGCCGTTGTTCACTCAACTCTTGCGTTTTGCGTGTATAGTCCGCTTGTCGCTGATATCCACTCAAAGCCTCAGAAAGCGGAACTTGAAGTTCCTCACCATCTACCTTAACTGGTACGACATAATTGGCGTACTGGTCAACAGGTAATACGGATGCTTCTGTGCTTACTTCCGTCTGTGTTTCTTGGGTTGCACCACTGCTGGTGTCCGACGCTGACGGTTCTACGACTTCATTACTCATTGTTTTTTCTCCCAGAGTCCTAAATGGTTGCTCTAGTAGTAGTGGGGGCTGTTCCCTAGATGTTCATGCCTTGCTCAAAACCTTCCATACCCGCTTCCGCTTGTTGCGGAACGGTAGGATTTTCTGGAGGAATTGGCACCCCAGCAGGCAAAGACATCTGCGGTGGCATACCAGCAGGCGCACCCTGACCCTCAGGGGGTGGTGGAGCCTGCATAAACTGTTGAGGGGACTTGACCCCGAAACCGAACTGCAATACATACGAAGCCAACTTTTGCATATCCACAACCCCAGCAGCCGCAAACGGTGCCATAGCATCCACAATCTGCAAAGCAGTCTGACGACGAAACGACTCATTCACAGGCTGAGTTGACCCACCAACAATATCAAAGTCAAAATCGCCTGCCAAATAGTCACGGTCATACTTAATCCAAACAGGGTCACCCTCTTTGGAAATGATGCGGGCAACCTGCTCACCTGTCATAAACTGTTGAGCCAACTTAACCATACGGCGACCACATTCAGCCATCGCACGCTCAACCGTAGCCAACTTATCGGCAGTTCTAGCATTAGCAGCATCCTGCATCAACGCAGATTCCGTAGCAGTACGGCGTATCTCGGATATGCCACCCCGCATAAACTCCGACACACCAGAAACACGGTCAATGTCCGCAGAAATCATATTAGACTGATTATAGAAATCGGCAGGGTTAATAACCGCAGGCATCGGAGAAATCACATTACCGATAGCATCATCGCCAATAACTGGAACCATCACATTGTCCTCATCGGACTCCAAAGCCGTACGACCCAACTGGTCAAACGCCGACTCCTTATAAAGCCATTTGCGGGCAAAACGCTTACGATGATTCATCATTTGCGTACGAGTTTCGTTCAATTCTTTTTGCAACGGCTCAATAGCCTCAAGTTCACCAATCGGATAAAAATGGTCAGGAACATCATAATCCCGCAACATAACAAACGGATGCCCAAACGAATACGGCATAGGCATCGGCTTCACAAGGAAGTTGTCTCCGCCTTCAGCAAAGACGCACATAGTGCGTCCCTTAATGTCATAATACTCCCAAATTTCTGCGTAACCCACATCTTTATCACGAACCTTACGCACACTAGGGTCATCAGCGTAACGGCTTACAGCCATAGCAGAAACCGCTTCACGAGCAGCCTTATTGTAACGCTTATCTGTTTTAACTTCACCCATCGGGCGACGAACACGCTGAGCAATCCAACGCATATCTTTCATTGAAGTAGCATCAGCGTCAACAAACACATCATAACAGGACACCCGTTCAGCAAACGGTCCATCCTCCAAAACAATCGTCCGTGGAGTCACCTGACCATCTGGAACATTGTCTGAATCGTCCTCACCATCAGGGTACACATCTTCTTCAACGAACCTGTAACCAACTTTAATCCACCCGTGACCAAATATAATCATATCCTTCACAGCGGACTTAAATTCGTCCTTGATACCTTGTTGCCTCCACCAATAGTTTACGACAGCCTCAGCGATAACCGCTTCGGCAGCCTGCTCGGGTTTGTTGGCGTTGACAGTAATCTGAGGATAGTTAACAGTTACCGATGGGACAATCACATTCACTGTTGAAAAACAGATGTTTACCAGCAGACGGTCCGAATCGCTATAGTATTCATAGTGGCGACCACGATAGAGGTCGCTCATCCGTTTCCAGATTTGGTCAAAACCTTCTTCTTTGCGCCAACGCTTAGAAGTGTCCAAACTTTTACGGTAACTTGCCAAACGGTCAAAATTAGATTTCTTTGCCACTATTTGCCCCTGCCTTTGTGCCATCCAATATGTTCATCCAATTTGGTAGCCACACCATCAACCTTATCAGCAACTCTTTCTAACAAATCTCTACCTTCGGCGTGTTGCTGAGTGTTTTCTTTACGCAACTTCTGAACAACGACAACAACGGGACCCGAAATGACAGCAACAATCACGGGAATCCACATCGGCTCCATACACTAAACCCAACGAGTCCCAACAGGTTCAGCGTTATACCCGTTAATCTTTGCATCTGAAACAGTTTTGGCTGCCCGTTCACGAATCGTAGGACCGTGAAAGTCCTCCTGACCGTAAGTGAACCCTAAACGAACCGTTTTGATGTGGCAACCAAAGCAAACAGCACCCCTACGGGGTGTTTCATCCACCTCAAATTGTTTTTTGCACTGTTTGCAGTCAAGAATCATACAATTATGAACCGTTTGTTCCCCATAATCAAGTTTTTATGGTAGAACGAGTATTATACGCCCCCAAAGGCAACTTTTGTTTCGTTTGATTACCCATAATATGACCCTCCCACCAAGCCAAACTATTCTTGGGGATAACATTCGGGTTCTGATACTCAGGCAACCAAACATACTTCATCATCTGAACAGCAATCGCCAATGACACAGTTCTGTCATCGTAAGGACTACCGACCATCTTGCCGTTTGCTTTGCGAACAAATGTTCGCAACTCGGCTATCGTCTTATCACAATAAATTTGCACATCCTCATTACGGACGGCAGCGACAAGTTCGTCAATCATCAAAGGTTTACTGGTGGAGGTTGTGCGCCAACCCAACTGTTCGGTAGCAACCGAACGAACATTACCCAGTTTGCGGGTACGGTACAGGTTGCGGTATCCGACCCGTTGGGCAGCCTTCAGGCTTGTCAAACCGTGGTTGTTGTTCTCAATACCTACCAACGCCCCATTATACCACCAGCCCAATTCCGCTAAAACTTCACCAAATAGGTCGGGTTCAATATGTCCGTGCCAATGAGCAACAAGTTGATTGGTCCTAGCGTTAATTATGTGGGCAGAACTATAATCGCCGTGCTGCAAACCTTCAGCAACATCGCCTCCAATCACATAAACACCCTCAAGGTCAGGGAACGCCCACACCGATAACTCGCCCTCATCGGACGGAATGAACTGTGTTGAACCGTCCGCATATTCATAATAGTATCCCAATTCTGGTTCAATGGGGACAATCGCATTAAGTAAATCAATATCAAAAACGGGGTTACCTGACTTGATGAACGCCTCATCGGGGCTGCGAGGATATTCTTGATGTAACTGCCACTGGGACATATTGCGACTTTTGTCACTGTACCAATCTTCGTTGCGTTCACCGTCTGCATCCCACGGATAAAAAATGCCAGTGAACTTGTTGGCTCCAGTTTGGGAGCCAACCCACAATTTATGAAAAAAGTTACCAGAACCATTAGCGGTAGACAAACCCATTACACGACCACCAATGTCTGCAATTGGCTCAATAGAAGCCCACGCTTCCTCAGGATTAGGTAAGAACGCCCACTCGTCCACAAACACCGCATACACCGACTCACCACGAGCAGGGTCACTACCCGACGGCAAAGACTCAATAGCCGACTCATTCTCAAACACCATCTTAAGTTGATGGTCAGTTGTTTGCCTAGGACCCTTATCTCGCATCCAAAACGGCAAAAACTTGTAACCATACTTAGACTTAGACAACAACTTCATTGCCTCACGCTCCGTACGGGACAACATAATCACAAACCTGTCAGCAAAAAAGAAACACATCCAAAACGCATACGCAGCAGCCAAAGTAGAAAACCCAATCTGACGAGCCTTTAAGACGACTGTATAACGGTCAGTCATCCAAGTACGAACAGTCTCCACCTGCGCAGGACGCAACACAAACTTGATACGCCCCTTAGAGGGGTGTTTAATCATCCAAAAGTTTTCACAAAAATATTGAAACGCAGCAACTTGCTCCTCAACACTGTCCGCATCTGAACCACGACACAAACGCCATTCCTTTTCTTGCAGCAGTTCCTGAATGTTCACCCAACCCTCCAAGGATGCCAACCACTATCGTTGTGTTCGGAACTGTAATCAAAAATTGCTTTAGCAGCAGCAATATTCGTCAAAGGATTATACAAATCGGAACAATCATCAACAACACCTTGATGCTGCAACCAACCATCCTTGAAATAGCGGGACGGTTTACACCAAAACATATTAATCTGAAACAAACCAATACTCCCACCATTCGGGTCCTCGGAGTTGAACACATAAGGCAAACAACGAGACTCACGGTGCATCACCCTGTGCGCCTGCGGGCGTTCAGCCAACGGAAACCCCACATACGCAACAATAGACGAATACTGAGGGCAGTGCGCTTGTCTCCGCATCTCAGAACTATTACTAGGTGTTACAGCCAAAATGGCAGCAATCAACAGTTTCATCATTCCTCCAGCATAGCACAACCCGCTAGGGTTGTGTCACTTTGAGTTAGTGGGAACCCCGACCAAACGCTGGGTCGCTTGAATTAACCCAACGCAATACAGGTGGAATCAACGCAGCAACAGCAGCCTTGGCTAAGTCATCTGGCGCATAGTTGCCCGTGGCTGCAACTGCGACTACTGCTCCGACGACGCTACGGGCGTAGGACTGGAGTGCGGCTTTGTGTTTACAGTTCAGTTTCATCTGATGGGCTTTCTGTTGGTGGTGTTACAAACTCATCTAAGTCAGCATCATAGGTGTAGCCGATACCTGCGTATCTGCCACGGAAATTGCCGTTGTACGAAGTTTGTTTCCAGACTTTGCCTTCACCGTGAACGCTCGTCAGATAGGCGATGCCGACTGCTTCTGACTCGTCACCGTTCTCATCAAGCAGGTTCACATTGTCCACGACAGATACATTCGTGACTGTGTTGTTTGCGTCAAGCCATGCGAAGTGCGCCATTGTTAGACCTTGAACCTTACATAGACGATGCCTGAGCCACCATTGCCACCAGAACCGCCACCTGAAAGGTAGTCCTTAGTTCCACCACCACCACCAGCAGTGTTAGCGGATGCATTATTGCCATTGCCAGAGTTCTTACCCGCAACGCCACCACTACCAGCGGCACCACCACTTCCACTATAACTTCCCCCACCACCACCAGCACCCTTGAAAGTTGATGTTCCACCAATAAAAGTGTTCACTTCTAATCCATTGCCACCTGTGCCGCCGTTTGCACCTGAGTTATTGCCACCAGCACCACCAGCACCACCACCGCCACCACCAGCAGCGTTGCTTCCGCTAGTTGTTCCGCCCGAGAAACCAAAATCGGTTGATGAAGAATACGCAGATAATGCTCCTGTATGACCACCACCATAACCGCCACCTGGCTGACCAGAACCGCCGCCACCTGTGGAACCTACAAATGGAACACGAAAACTTCCTCCACCACCACCACCGCCAGCCAAAGCAACGACTGACCCCATAAATGCGCCACCGCCATTTGTTCCACCCGAGTTGCCTCCGTTGCCCGCACCGCCAGCACCTATTGTTATTGCTTGATTTGCCGATAGATAGACAGTTGTTTGAAACTTTCCACCACCACCACCACCGCCACCAGAACCATTCTCGGAACCACCTGCGCCGCCGCCGCCAGCGAACATCAACACATCAAATAGTCCCGCCTTCGTCACCGTCAAAGTAGCGTCACTAGCGAAACTAAGTATCTGATAGTTCGTACTGCTAACGCTGACCACGCCCAAGTCAGTGCCACCTGTGGCAACACCGTAGAGATTCGTGACAGGCTTTTTCCCGAAACCTGAAATGCGTTCACCTACCCGTGTGCGGTCACCGTACCTAGACATCAAACACCTATACGGTGATACGGTTCACATAACCGAAAATGGAAATCTGGCTCGCAGTAGCCGCAAAAGCACGAACAACTTTCGGAGTAGCATTACCCTGAACAAGCAAACCCGCACAAACAAGAACCAAACCACTTTGCGTAGTAACCGTCTGTTTGATAACATCTTTCGGGGCGGTAACGCCGCCGAACTCAATCGTCAAAAGAATATCCGCCGAATGATTATTGTACGCATACAACCACACTTCGTCAATAGTGGTTGCCGTTGCCGACGCAGTATGAATTGCTGTACCTGCGGTTGCCGTAGCAGCCACAAGAATACCCAAACCATCACCTGTGCTACCTGCTGGTTGTAACGCTAATTTGCTGAAAGTTGCCATGTCTACTCCTTAGAAGATTTGTTCCTTTTACGAAAACACTGCATTACTTAACACATTATTAATATCGGCAAAATCCACCGAAGGAGCCAAAGCCTGAACAGCCCCATCAAACACACTATTATTCACAATATACTCCACCAACTCAGACAAAGTAATTTTCTTCGTTGAAGTGGCACTAATGTCCACAACTGGCATAACATCGGTGTCGGCAGCAGCCGACCCCAACAAAGCGGTTAGTTGAGAAATTTTTAGGTCAGCCATCAGTTATTTGCCTCCAAAAGCATAAAAGCCCCGTCCTCTAATAGCAAGTCGTTCCCATCTTCCAACTCAAGGTTAGAAACCACATAATCAGGGTCAGTCCAATATAAGAAAGCGGCATCCGACCAAGTTGTGCCCGCAGGCACAACCGCATTATAATACTCAAACGACCCCAAACGGGGGGACAAATTCTCTGCGTACAACAAATCACCCAAAGTATGTCCCGCAGTCGGGTGCAAAACCTTGAGAGCAGCAAACATTGCGTCGTTAATAGTGGTCATCTTACTACTATTGTTCTTTTGGTTCCCCAAGACGCTCAGCACGAAGCACTTTAGCCTCATAACTGATTAAAGCGTTCAATTCTTCATCCGACAACTCCGTCAAAGATTGTGAATGTTCAACCTTTATTTGGGTTGGAGCCAACCTGTTGGTCGCCTGCAGATACAGGTGGGCTGCTTTGTTGTCTCCGCTAAGCCCAGCCTCATATAAAGCATCCAATAGTAGTTGGGTTCGCTCAGGCGAACCTTGTAATTCGGACACTCGGGCTTCCCACTCAGCACGAAAACTAGGTTTTTTATCCCAGCGACGGAGCGTAGACGAATCTAGTCCGTTTTGTTGTGCGAATTCTGTTTTTGTTTTCGGGTTTCGGTATGGGGGTGGGGTCATTAGCCAGTTTAGATATTTTTCTTGGCGTTCGTCTAGTTCGTTGTTTGTCATCGCTTATAGTGTAGTGGTTCCTGTGCGTACAGTGGTGGACTGACCACTCTCTGTTAGGGAACAGGGGAGGGGGATAATAGGGGGAGGGGTTAAGGTTTGGTTTCTTTTCCGCCGAGCGATAGCGTAGGCGGAGACAAGAACAGTCAAGGGGTTTTGGTATGCTGTTGGATATCTTTAGGGTTGTTGGCGGAATTTTTTTGGGTTTGGCTGTTACGCTCATTTTGCTTGTTTTGGGGTTGGGAGCCATTTTTCGTGAGGTTCGTCGGATAGAATCTGATTATGAGCAGTAAACACACCCTAGGTTTGCGTAATTGGGATTTGCTGTTAGTGGAATGGCAGGATGCTTTTGATGCGCAAGCAGGGTGGTATGAGATTGATGGCTATAAGGAAACTGAGGCAATTGTTAAGTCGGTTGGCTATTATATGGCGAATGCTAATATTTCAGATTATGTTGTTTTGGCGGCAACGAAAGGTCAGGGGCAGGTTTCCCAAGTGACCCACATCCCGTTGGGTATGATAAAGTCGGTTGTGAAACTAGTGTCAAAGGTGAAACCGAAATGACTTATACTAAACCGTCTGTGCGTGAAGCGATTAAACGGCGTGTAATGGCAGGTACTAAGGGTGGTGCAAGCGGGCAGTGGTCTGCCCGCAAAGCCCAACTTGTGGCGCAACAATATAAGGCTGCAGGTGGCGGATATACGGGACCTAAAACCAGTAAACAGAAATCGTTAAAGAAGTGGGCTAAAGAAGATTGGGGTACAAAATCAGGTAAACCTAGTACCGTAGGACCTAAGGCTACAGGTGAACGATACCTACCCAAGAAGGCTATTCAGAGTTTGTCTAGTAAGGAGTATGCTGCGACTTCGGCTAAGAAGCGTGCGGGTATGCGTGCAGGTAAACAGTTTGTGGCAAACACTCCAGCAGCGAAGCGTGCTGGTCGTAAAGCAAGAGGTAAGTAATGGCTAAGCAAGGTTCCTGTTGGGAAGGTTATGTCCAAAAAGGATATAAAATAAAAAATGGTAAAAAGGTACCTAATTGTGTGCCAGTGGGTGCCTCAAATAAAAAGTCTAAAAACGATGAGTAACTACTTAAATGTAAACATACCCACATTTTTTGCTGGTTTGGATAGCGGATTTTTGTATGATGAAGATGCTTCACCAACAAACGAAATAGTCCCTGTTGAAGTGTTTATGTTCACTTCTATTCCTCAACGATGCGGACTTTTTAGTGTAATGACAGAATACGGCAGTCAACACGCTCGTGTACCTGTGCATTATTTGCGTTCGTTAGAACACACCGATTATACTGCATATCCGTTAGATTGGATACAATTATGGGATTCTGTATCCTATTATGCGTCAGTAACAATTATAGAGTATTGCAAAAATCGTTCAGCGTTAATATGGCTTAAAGACCACACACAACACAAAGCCAAATATTTGTTCACCATTGATTGGTGTCTAGGTCCACAATATTCTAACGGATACGGTGAATATGCTGCAGGACACAAATGTGGTCATGTGTTCGTAGGAGAAGGTGGACAATACTTTATACAACCCAACAACCGTGTCCTGTGGATGGATGGTGGTTCTTGGATAACGAAACCTTTAGACAAACCAGATTGGAAAGTGTTTAGTCAAGAGTTTTCTTGCGAGTCAACAGGTTCCCGTTGGGTAAGTGCATCAGATGAAGAACTATATTTTTACACATTTAAGGAGAGAGAAAATGGCTAAGACAGCAGCATGGCAACGCAAAGAAGGTAAGAACCCTAAAGGTGGATTAAACGCCAAAGGTCGTGCCTCATATAAAGCGCAGACAGGTGGCACCCTAAAGGCACCTGTCACCCGCAAAGCCGCAGCCAAATCCCCTAAAAAGGCTGCACGACGCAAATCGTTCTGCGCCCGCATGGGTGGTGTTAAGGGTCCGATGAAAGATTCCAAAGGGCGACCTACACGCAAAGCGTTGGCTTTGCGTAAATGGGACTGTTAACACAAACGCTAACAATAAAAATGTGACCGCCGTCACACCGAACCATAAAACATCACAATCTGGTTCGGGTCCCTTATACAGATAAATACATGCACGGGCGTGCCCCCCCATGCCCCCCTGCCTTGTGTGTGGCAGTTGTGCCATAATCGCCCCAATCATGCCCATAATCACACACCATAATCGCACCCCAAACACTTGTTCGCTTGACAGATGGTGTATCCCCTGCGCATACGCAAGGCGTGCGAGGCGACGACTCCGAAACGATTATGCTTGTGCGCTTGTGAATCGGCATTTTGCTGAATGCGTAGCGTGCGTAAACCGCAGTGCATTATGTGGGCGTGGTTTTCCTGCGCAGAACTGTTTTGCGTGGAATCTACGATTCTCCTGCGTGAAAATCATCGCAAGGTGATTCAGTGCTTGCAATTTTTTTTTTCATCGGCTAGACATTTTGGCATCGTCAATTGGTGCCACGGTGGCATCAACCACGGGACTCACCCAAATAGCGGTGGGGTTGCGGCAACGGTAGCGATTACGCTCCGATTGCCCAATGGCACACAGCAATCAGGGGACACGATGCCCCGTGGAGTGTCAGGCATCCCAAGTGGCTCAGGTCACGGTACGGTCAATCCGTGGGATGCAACGAGTCTGCGACCTGCTAAGAACAGCGCACTCGGTTTAGGAGCGGTCACAATTACGCCGTAATTGTGCCCAGTCGGGAGTATGGTCTACTAGCGCCAAGGTGGCGTGGTCTGAGTGTGACAACGATGGGCATAATGCGTTTGTGTTGTGGTCGTTGGGTGCATCGTCGCAATTTTGGGCGGTGTGCTGCTAGGGAGTGCGTCACTGCTTGCGTCAGTGATTACGGCATCGTGTGCATCGGTGTCTGCGCCAAGTGTTAGGGTTGGTATGCGTTCATAGCATTTGCTATGACAGTGCGTGAACCGCTGAGGGCAGGTATGCTCCTGCACAACCTATGGTTGTTGCGGTTCGTCGGTGCAATTCCGACACCATCTACGATGTCATCGTCGGATGACACACACAACGCCACGAAGTGGCAGAAATGGTAGGCGATTATGAAATTGGCAGACATTGGTGACCTCACGACCTTTAGGTCGTCGGGTAAGGTTCGTAAGGTTGGTGCTTGGTCGTTTTACGACCAAGAATCTGGGCTTGGGATGTTGGATGCGGTGCGAACGGTGTACCATTATGGTACCGAGATGGGGCAATTCGTTTACGATAATGAGGGTCTTTGGTACTTCGTACCAACTTCTACGGGTTGGGGTAGTGCATCTGACCAGCAGGGTATGAACAAAATTTTGGCATCCTTCGGATGGTGCTATCGTCGGAATGGTGGCAACGCTCGCTACGAACGACGCTAAGACGAAACACGGGGCTTGCCCCGTGTCGTACCGTAAAACGGTACCTGATGAGTCTCATCGGCAACACAACAACCTAGGAGGTTGGGATTATGGATGCAATTATTTACCCGAAGGGTACGGCGGTCAAATTCACTCGTGGTCGGCGTATGGGCGAGGTGTGGTTCGTGGCGTACGATTACCGTGGTGGCAGTCTTTACCTCGCCGAGTTTTCTAACAAAACTCGTAGCCTCGTCGGTGGTATGGTGCTATGCGGTGACGATGTCAATAGCGTATCCGATTCCATCGGATTGCAATTGACCGATTTGCAATAATCCCCTAGGGGATTGGGGCGGTAATAGCATCCCATTTGTGGGATGGGCAGTGCAATTCTGTCATCGCCTACTATGCTACATTCGTAGCAGTATCCGTTGCCCTTGGCAGGGTTGCGGAGACAACACAACACAACCTAGGAGGTTGATTATGCCAGCACAGCCAGCCCGTCGTATCCTTGGATACGACAAGGGGACAGAAATGGTGACCGTAGCGGGTCGCTTTGGCGGTCAAGAGGTTTTACCTCTTGGGTCGCTCCCGAAGTCCGAAGTCATCGCCGTTGCCAAATACCTTGGTATTCGGTTCGTCGGCAAGAATCCGATGGCTATGCCATTGATGCAAATTCACAATGCCATCGTGAACGACATTCGTGTCGTCCGCTTCGTGGAAAAGGCACCAGAATTCACGCCGTCACCAACACGAAAACCAACACCAACGACTCCGAAGGAGGAGCCAATGCCCCAACCAAAACCAACACCATCCCCTACGGGGTTGGAGGAGATTGTTCGTGGCATCGCTACGGATGTCGTCGGTTCTGCTTTGCAGGACTTCACTGGCGGTGTGGATGCCGACAAGGTTGGTGAGATTGTCTCGCCGATTATGGATGGCTTACGCCACGAGATGACCGAATTGGTGAAAGCCAATCGCCCAATCGTAAATACGATTGTCGTGAAGGACAAGCCACCTCGTACCCTAAAGGGTACGCAACACTTCATGTTCCCCAAGGTACTTGGGGCAGTATCCCAAGGGATTCACTTGTGGCTAGTCGGTTCGGCAGGGACAGGCAAATCCACCATCGGTGAGCAGGTCGCTGAGGCATTGGCGGTACCGTTCAGTGCGGTCAATTGCACTTCGGCGATGACCGAGGGCAAATTCACTGGCTACAACGATGCGATGGGCGTATTCCGTTCTACGGAATTCCGACGCATTTTTGAGGGTGGCGGTGTGTTCGTCATTGACGAAGTGGATAACGCCAGCCCAAATGCCCTTGGCATTCTGAACTCGGCACTATCCAACGGGTTTATGGCATTCGCCGACAAACTCGTCCCCAAGCATCCCGACTTCGTCGCTATCGCCACGGGCAACACCTACGGTAGCGGTGCCACGATGGAGTATGTGGGGCGTAATCCGATTGACGGTGCAACGATTGACCGATTCGTGCAATTGGAGATTCCAATTGATGAGAAGGTTGAGGATGCGATGTTGGCATCGGTTGGCTTGGATGCCATAATCGCCACGAAGTGGCTGACAGCGGTTCGTAAGGCTCGGGCAAATGTTGCCGAGTCGGGGCTGAAGGTCATCGTGTCCCCTAGGGCTACGCTGAATGGTGCGAAACTCCTACGGAGTGGTGCGTTCAGTATGTCCGAGGTGTTCACTGCCACTGTCACCAAGGGTGCCAAGCCTGACCAAGTATCCAAGATTGGTGCAGGGATTACCCTTTAAGGTAATCTGAATCGTAATACCGTTGG